GCGCCACAAAAAACCACGGGGGGCGGTCGGTTGCGGCCATGGCATACGCTTCACACGGTACACCCCCCACGGCGAAACCACCGCCCCACGCGAGCGATGATAGTTGACGCCACGGCCACCACAGGGGCAGCAACGGCACGCGCAACGGCTACCACGGGGGCAGCGATAGCGGCGGCCACGGATACCACGGGGGCCACCACGGGGGCAGCATCGGCGGTATCGGGTTCCACGGTAGACGGCACCACCACCACACGGGGGGCACCTGCAACGCGGAGCGCGGCGGCCTTGACCCATGCCACGAAACGACCCGTAACAGAGCAACGGGCGCGCTGTCGGGGGGAGTCTGCGGCGAGGCCGCGAAAGGCGAGAGTCAAAGTCATACACGGTATTTAGTCACACCCGCCACACCCGTCAAGGGGGGCAAGGGGAAAAAACCAAAGAAAACCAGAAAAAGGGGGGGGCATAAAAGGAACCACGCGCACGCGAGTGCAGCGAATAGAAAAAAAACGGCACAAAATCAGATTTTTTTTCACCAGCGATAATCGAGGTTCAACCTTGGTTTTCACTGGATTTAGCAAACTTTCTTTGCCTGCCCCCCTTGCCACACCTGTCATACGGCCATAAGCTGTTTGTGTGGAAAGGGAAACACCCCGGAAACAAACCAGACACGCTCTTTCAAATCTCGAATAAGACAATGGGTGCAAACTCGAATCAGCGGCGGCCTGCAGGGCCAAAGCATTCCGAGGCGCAAGCCGGGCACACGAACCCGGCCACCGATGACAACTAAGGGGAGGACTCTGTCGCCCGCTGAAAGTCACAAGCGAAGCCAAGCAACAACACGAGCGAGGAACCCGGCCACGGTCGGGGCTCAAGTGAGCGACAGCAGGAGCGAAGGTAGGAGCGTCAAGTGGCCACGACCCCAGCAAGCGGGTGAGCCGAATCGGTGAAGAGTCCACCCATGTGCATAGGTGATTGAAGACACCTGACACCATGACCCCCGGCGGCATAGCCTGACGCGAGGGGGACCCGATACCCGGCCCCGCTAAAGGGGCCACCTAAACAAGGCCGGTGGATAGCTCTCCACAGTCTAAAAAACGAGCCGCCCGCCCCGGTGCGATATCCGGGGGCCCCGTGTGCCGTGGCCACGGGTAGCAGTGCGCCCCGGTGAGCGCGAAAATCACCGCCACTTTTTGAGGCAGTCAACAGACGCGGGGTTCGAATCCCCGGCCCCTCGTGGGGGCACGCTATGGAGCGTATCAAATGACAGCGGTACGTTAGTAGAATCACCCTAATGGTTCGAACGCAAGTACTGGAAGACGGGGCTTAGGGGCCCCCTCTCCTCACCATTACCCTTCCCTGACGGGGACACGCTCAGGGTACGCAGTCAGTCGGGCGTCCGGGCTGGCACCGCCGATAGCACAGGGCGCACGTTTACATAGCCCGCGCCTGGGCTCCCCCTGCGTTTCGAGGGGGTTTGAGCCCGGCGCGTGGCGGACCTCTACCGCCCCCGGAACGCTTGACCGTTGGGGGGCATTCACCCGGAACCCGTACAACACCCGCGAACTATGCAGGGGCAACGCGGGTTAGCTCAGACTGACGCGGTTTTTTCCGTCCGTCGGGCCTCAATCTCAACCCTCGCGTGATACCTCAGCGGTTCGTTTGACCTGTCAACCCCGGCGCGTGATATCCGGCTTGTAACCTTGGATATGGCTAAGCCGATGGGGTTTTAAAAACGACCGCGAACGACCCGCGCGACCAGACGCACCCTCCCCCGTGACAGATTCTGTCCGGTTCCCGGTGAGTTTCGGCGGGTCTTTGGCCCCCGTGTCCCGTACCCTGTCCTGAACCCTGCCCCCCTTGCCATACCCGGCGAACGTGGTTAAGTGATGTACGTAAACCGGAGGGGTGTGCCAAGTGTTCAAACTGTCCCGAACCATGGACCCACGAAAACCCACGGGTAAACCTGCACAATCTCGATTTGTCCCAACCGTCCCGTACCTATTGCCGAACCTTTTCAATCCCCCGAAATTCCCTTTCTACCCTTACCGTATACCCGTTTACTTTTTTTAGAAAAAGGTACAGGACGGTTAGGCCATTTCAAATAAACCCCGTTCCCCCCGTTACTTTTCGCTGTCCAAAAAGGGGGGACAACTGGCCCACAGTACGGGCCACCGGAGCCCTCATGTCCATCAACCTTTTCGGTTCGCGTCTCACGTTTCTTTCATATGGACCCACCAAAGGCCGAACACCCTTCGGCGTATTTCACAACTTCGACGCCCCGCATGAAGAGGTCGGCTACCTCTCGGTCCACTTGTTTGGCGCGCTTGTCGAAGTTCTTTGGGACCGTAACTAAACCACAAACCACCGGAGCACCCATGCCCTTCCCCTCTTACCTCGCGACCGCTACCACCAAGAACATCAAGACAGGCAACGTCCCGACCATTGCCATCGGGGCAACCCGTGAGGAATCGCTGGACTCATGCCGCGCCGTCGGCTGTCCGTTGCTGCACAAAAAGCACGGCGGTGAGGGCGGTGGAGATAAGCCCCTTTGCTATTCGCAGCATGGGACCCCGTCGTTCTCGCATGCCGCGATGGTCAAGGCTCACGCAAAGGGTAAGCGGTACAGCCTCCGGGGTGCGCTGGCCAATGCATCGCGGGCCGCTCGCATGGTTCGGCTCGGCTCCATCGGCGACCCGGCGGCCCTCTCCCCTATTGATGGGGCGTACATTCGCAAGGCCGTCAGGGACGAAGGGCTCGCCTTGGTTGGCTACACCCACGGGTGGGCCATGGACATTGCGAAGCGTTGGAAGGGTCATATCATGGCCTCATGCGAGACGATGGAGCAGGCCGATGCCGCCATTGCGGACGGGTGGCGGGCCGTGGTTGTACTGCCCGAAGACTTCGAGGGCCGGACCTTTGACACCCCCGATGGCAACCGGGGCATCGTTTGCCCGGCTCAACTGCAGCCCGAGATTGTAACCTGCAACACCTGCCGGTTGTGCGACGGCTCCAAAGCGGGCCCGGTCGTTGGCTTCATCGACCACAGCCCCGGCAAGGCTACCAAGCGCGCGGCCTAACCCCTCACCCCTCACTCTGGAGACCCCATGAAGACAGTTCAAATTGCGACCGATGGACCGCGCGGCGTTGATACCGTGCGGGCTCGCCCCTCAGGTGTAGCTGGTCTGGTTATCACCGGCAGCCGCAGCATCTACAGCCTCACTCACGTAGACAGCGGCAAGGCCATGCCTGCGAGCGTGTACAACGTCCAAGCGAGCCTCGCGAAGATACGCGCAGCGGCATTGCATGCTCAGGATGCCGCGCCCGTTGACTGGACTGTGCCCGAAGCTGAACTCTCGAATCCGCTTTGTGTCGCATGGTATCGCGCCTTTGGTAGCGCACTGGCCCACTCGTAAACCCTTTACCCCTCACCGGGGCCCCGTGCCCCACTATCATCACCGGAGCGACCCATGCCTTGGCTGAAAAAATATATGGCCCCCGACCTTGCTTGCATCGTCCGTCAATACGACGACCACCCCGAAGGGCTGCAACAGGTGATTCCATACAACATCTACCACACGTACATCGACGACGACTACACGTTGCCGTCCGCGTATTTCTTCACCATGGACCCGCGCCCAAACGCATGGAAGTTCGATATCCGCGAGTTTCCCACATACTCCGAAGGCAAAACACCCCAGGAAGTTCTTCAGGGTGCGGTCGACCTTGGTTGGGTGGAGTTCGACTGTCAGACGTTTTGGCAACTGGTAGACGGTAAGACGGGTCGATGGCCCAAACGCAACGCTTCCTAACCCTAACCGGGGCCTCGTGCCCCATTGGAGACCCCATGTACTGGAAATGCTTCAAGTGCGGAGCAGTAAACAGCGGAACCCGCACACGCTGCCGTTGCTGTGGAACACCGCGCCACTAAACCCCAACCCACAACCGGGGCCCGCGCCCCATTGGAGCGACCATGAAAATGCGAATGTGTACAGTCATGTTGCAACTTCCCACCAAGGTGCGATTCAAGGACTACGTGAACGGCGGCGATGTCGTCATCGAACTGAAGCCCGACCAGACCTTGCGCCACCACCGATTCACGCCCACCGATGAGGGCTACGACCGGACTATCATCGAGTGGACCTACGACGGCCAACAAGTCACCCGCACCTACTTCAATGAAGGCAGCGACTGCGATGGCTACATGTCCAACCAGTTCGTCCAGTTCTGCCCTGTGGACAGGCTTCGATCGGCGACAGTGAACCGCCCGACTGGTGAACGGTGGGAAGCATTCACCGACTACGACGGCACCACTGCCCACGCGTGTGTGACCACTTGGGAAAAACAACCCGGCTGGCCCGAATGGACCGAGGACAGCCACGAGTACTACGACGCCAACGCTGTAGCCGCTGGCTACTAAACCCTCAACCGGGGCCCCGCGCCCCACCATTTAACCGGAGCAACCATGATTCCATCGACCATCCGAACCGCCAACCTGTCGCACTTGGCCGGCGACTCACTCAAAGCTGCCACGCGCATCGTTGAGCGCATCGCCTCCATCGAACCGGACCTGAACTTGGAGGGTGTCACGTTTCTCTCCGGTGAGGAGTGGCGCAACCGGGGAGAGACTCTCGGGGAGAATGCCGTGCTTGTCTTGATTCACGAGAGCCAGCCGTCATTCGCCAAGTATTTCTCGTATGACGCCTGCTATGAAAGGAATCACCGAGGGCAGAATCGTGACCGCTACCAATCATTGTATGAGATGGCCGAACACCTCAGGGCAGGCGGCTTCCTCCCTGAGCCACTGTTTCGCTGGGCAACCGCAGTCGAACCCGCCTAACCCTCAACCGGAGCAAATACCATGGACACCATCCGAATCACCATTGACTTTGACACAAACATTGACCCCGAGACCCTCAAGGCTCGCGTCGTCGCGGCTATCGGTCGTGGCGAGCCAGCCCTTGAAGACAACGTCAGCGAGTATTGCGAGGCCGACCCCGACACCGTGACCGTAACGGTCATCGAGGAGGACTAATGCCCGGAGGACCGACGCCAGACTGGACCATGGAAGAACTCGCGGCATTGCTTGAAGAAGCAAGAAACCGAACCGCCTAAACCCTCAACCCGAACCGGGGCCCCGTGCCCCACAGGAGCAAACATGCTTTACCCACGAGACAATACCCGACTGGCCGCGGCCATCGCTGCCGGTATCGTCAAGTTCAACCACACCCACCAGTTCCGATGCACCACCGAAGGGTGCAGCAACCCACTGCTTGAGCCCATCGCCTTCAACGCCACGAGCCGAATCGACGGCGGCTACATCTGCGAAGGCTGCCGCGAGTGGGAGACAACGCAAGGAACCAAGTGCCCCCAAGGGTGAACCCTCAACCTGGGGCGCAAGCCCCCAACCGGAGCAACAAATGATTGACCCCAACGACCTTCACACCCTCTTCTGCATGGCGCTGCCGTTGTTCATGGCCGCCCCATTCATCATCGCATTTAGCAAACATTCAGACGTACGACTTAGCAAGGGAGGTGAGTGATGGAAGACGTACAGAAACTCGCGAATGCATTCATTCGTGTCATCCAAACGTGGGGCACCGATAGCCAGTTGCGATGGATTGATGAGCAGAACAAGAAATACGCGGCACTGCCAACGACTGACTACCGACACGGCTGTTGCGCGACTCACGAAAAGTGGGATTCCAACATGGCGATGTTTGACGCGTGGGTTGAAGTCTTCGGTAAAGAACCGAGACATGACACACAGGCTGAAGCGGACCTGCGAAACGCTGCATGGGACCTCGCCAAGGACGCCGGCTTCTCTAAAGGAGGTGAGTGATGCTGTTGACTGAATGCTGCAACGCTTACGATACATTTTGGGGTGACCTGCATGTGTGCCGCAAGTGCCACATGCCCAACCCGACCATGGTCGAGGTCGAAGATAAGTGCCGCAAGTGCGGAGACTGGATTGAGATCCACGATGGGAAGCCAGTGTGCAAGAGCGGATGCCCGCAGGAGCTTACGCTTCCTCAACTCGACTCCGTCGAAGACGGACCCATCGACGGGTACGACTACTGACCTATGTCCATGAGAATAATCCCTCTCGTTCTGTAGGGTGAGAGGCAAACCAACCAACCCCAGACACACAGGAGGTGTCCCATCAAACCCATCACAAATCGTCAAATGTCCGCTCGGCTCAGCAAGCTGGGCTTCCGCAAGTCCCGCCTTCAAATGTCTCGCCATGGTGTGAGCTTCGAGCATCCCGACGCATCGGCACTGTTCACCTTTGGCAAGCATCCTGAAAGCAGCGTCATGGTCACCGCGCCCGACAACCCTGGCTGGTCGTTCGCATTCCTGACTTCCGACACTTGGGAGCGCATCCAACAGAACCCTTGGGTAGTCCTGCCATGGAAGGAACCGAAGGACGGGGTCGAGCAGCCTCTGAGCCACCGCGAGATTCTTCTCTGCTGGGCTCGTGCTTTCGCCGACATGCTCGCCGAATCCGGTGAGGAGTAAACCAACCGCCCCCTTCGGGGGGCTTTCCTTCACCATCAACTGCACACTTGCCATACTTCACCGAACCGGTTAAGGGAGAATCATGACCCAACAAGAACTGAACGCAATCAAGGACGCGCTGCTCCGGTACTCATTGGAGGACGTGTCCGACAACTTTCAACACCTGACTCGTAAAGAGCGAGACATCATCGGAAACCAGAAGACGTATGACGCTCTCCTGCAATCCATCAACACCCAAGGAGGCAAGCGATGAACCCAATCATTGCCAAGATTGAAAAGCTGATGCGCCTCGCCCGGAACCAAGACGGCACCCCTGAGGGGGAGACCGCCGCGAAGCTCGCCAGCCGAATGATGGCCGCCCACGCCATCGACATGGCGAGCATCGACGTGGACCGTGCTGCTGAACATGACCCAATGGAGCAGCAGAGCATTCAGACCCGTTCAAGTGTGTGGCGCAGGCTCCTTGCCAACGCCATCGCGCAACACTGCAACTGCCGCATGGCCTACTTGTCAGGCCACCACATTGGCCAGACCTTGCACATCTACGGGCACCGCACTGACATTGAACTGATGAAGTACCTGTATTCTATCTGCGAGCGCCAGATTGAGAACCAGGCCCGTGAGTACACGAGCCAGTTTCCTGCTGGCATGCCGGGCAAGCGCACACTCGGCAACAACTTCCGGCGCAGCGCAGTGGATGGCCTGAGGCACAAGCTGTACCACATCCGCAAGGATGCCGAGCGCGACAACGTGCAGGGCTTTGCCTTGGTCCGCAGCCGCAGTCAAGCGGTGAGCGAGTGGGTGGACAGCAACTTCTCATTCGGCAGCGCAAAGGCTTCGAGTGAGTACGGCCACAGTGCCGCTGGCTACGATGCCGGAAAGAGTATGAACCTGAGCGCGGGCATCGACTCGCAAGGCAACACCAAGAAACTGAGAGGTGAGTAATGCTCACACCAGACGAAAACGATCTCACCATTCACGATGAGTGTGACTGGAATGATGATGATGCCAGTGCCCCGTACTCGGACACGCCGCAGAAAGGGCTGCGTGCTGAGGACTATCTCGCGCAGTCATACCCGGAAGGCAAGACTCTTGGCGATGTATTTGCTGCCTGGCAGCGCACCAAAGACGAAGGAGGTGAGTGATGGAGAAGTGCGGAAAGTGCGACGGGTGCGTGATGCCCCCTGCGTTTGAGGTGGACAACAAACCCCTCGACATGTTGGTCGATTGGTTCAATGGTCGCAGAACACTCAGCGACGAGAACCTCGCCAAGGTGGTCAGGCTGGTAGAGCGTCGGCGGTTGGAGACCGCCGTGCTTGAGCAGGCCTACATGAAGGGTGTGTGCAGGTTCCCTGACCTGATGCCTGCACACGTCGACGTTGCCATCGCGGCTGGGCTTCGTGCTCCCTAATGAAGCACCACCGCTTCACCAACACAAGACGAGCAACAACATGAAATACATCATCCAATCTTACTTGCGTTTCTCAAAGATCGACCGGAGCAAAGAACTCAAACGAGTGCGGGTGACGCCGGTAAACAAAAGAAAGAAACGCCTCTACGATATGTTTCACAAAATCAATGATGACCCATTCACGGGAAAATACATCTGCGACATCACATGCGAGTGCGGCGAAACATACACAGTAAACTTCAGAGCATGGACCGATGTCGGATGCGGAGAGTGCGGCACGGTAATGTACCGGGAGACCGAACAACGAACACTACCCAACAATCAACCGAGTGACGCCGAGGACGCTCCGCAACACTCAAAGGAGGTGACCGAATGGTCTAAGTCATAGCGCCGGTAAGGGCGGGGGGCCTGGATTACCCGCCCACTTAGCGTACCCATATCCGAAAACTGCTCACCATTCGTTTGTAAGAGTGAGCACCAACCATGGAGGCATGATGCTTCAACCATACTTTTATGAGCCTTACGTCCGCACTGAGGACGACAACTACGACCTTGCACACGGCCCCCGTGACTTGGTTCACCACATCACAGACAATCGATGGAGCGTGGTTCAGACCATGATAGTTTGGAAGATTGACAACAACACTCTGCTTCGAGAGCTTAAGGCATCGAGAGGCCTTGGGTTCGGTCATCGCGACGACGACAGCCTTATGCTTGAAGAAGACCGCGACACTTCAGTAGAGTAGTGGCACACTTGACACTCTGTTCCTTACTGGGTAGAGAGCAGTAAAACCGGGAGAGGGTGCGGTTCGAGGCTCCGCTTAAAAGCCTCCAGCCCTACAGGTCACTGGGGAGAAGACACGAGCGACTCTCCGGGGGTGCGATGCCCCCGACTCCAAACATACACAGACAGATACACAGTAGAGGTGAATGATGAGAAGAAACGAACTGCCCACGGAGCCATGCAACGTGTCCATTGAGTTGGTCCGTGAGATTGAAGACGAGGAGACGGGAGAGTTGATGGAGGAGCACATCATCGATGTCTTTGGCAGGTTCCTTCCAGCAGAAGAATCTGCTGGCCTGGGGGCATTCGTTGAGGTCATCTCTGCTCACCGGCAAGACAAGGACATTCGTGTCGAGGTTGAGCTTACAGACTGGGAGGTTGACACCTTGGTTGACCTTCTTCAAGAGCAAAGCCGGACATAATCTGACCGTGACCTTTATCAGGTTATGGCATACTTACCAAACACAGGAGAACAAAAATGAGTGACAACTGCAAACAATGTCTCAGTCCAATCACCAGCCCGGTAAACTTTCTTTTGGAGACCAAGCTGGCCCTGAACACTGCCAAGCGGGCACTGGGGGAAATCGAAAAAGCGCAAAGCTTTGAAGAAAAACAACGCGCTGGACTTGCGGCCCTTAGTGTAATCGTCACCGGCCTTGAGTCGGTCAACGCCAACGAGCAGTGGGAGTCCTATGTCGCCCGCACGGAGGCGCTACGCAAAGAGCTTGAGGCCGAGCACGCGGAGCGCGATGGCGCAACAAAGGTTGAGGTTGAGGAATACGACGAAGACTATGCACCAAAGAGTTCGTTCGATACTGCGAGGGAGGCAGTAGAGGCCGTCATCGGTCTGACCATGGACTCTCTTTCAAGCGGAGGTAAATCATGAGAGTGCTTGTCGCATGTGAATACAGCGGTGCAGTCCGCGATGCCCTTATCAATCTGGGTCATGACGCTGTGTCGTGTGACCTGTTGCCCACCGATGTTCCTGGTCCACACCATCAGGGTTCGGTGCTCGACATCCTTGACGACGGTTGGGACATGATGATTGCCTTCCCACCATGCACGCACCTTGCGGTGAGCGGTGCTCGTTGGTTCGCAGCGAAGCGTGCCGATGGTCGCCAGCAGCAAGGCATCGACTTCTTCATGGCGCTGGCCAATGCCAACATCCCGAAGATCGCCATTGAGAATCCGGTCGGCATCATGTCCACTGAGTGGCGCAAGCCTGACCAGATTATCCAGCCATGGCAGTACGGTCACGAGGCAACCAAGACAACGTGTCTGTGGCTCAAGGGCTTACCAAATCTCACGCCGACCAACGTCGTGGGCAAGGGAGCACGCCATGTGACCAAGTCCGGTCGGTCGCTACCCGAGTGGTACAACCTGCCGCCATCCGAAGATCGTTGGAAGATTCGCAGCAAAACATTCCAAGGCATCGCCGATGCCATGGCTGACCAATGGGGAGGTGCCAAGTGACCCTCGTATGTAGCAACCCTGAGTGCGAGTCCCACAAGGACGACAGCCCCATGTTCACCATCAACGTGACCGTGGACGGTGACCGTGACCTGACTGAGAACCTCAACAAGGTCGAGCCTGAGTACTTCGTCTGCGTCTACTGCCAAAGCGAAGCCGTTCTTGATGCAGAAAGGGAGGTGAATGATGGCTAAGAACACAAAAGAGAACCGCGAACAGGTTGCAAACATCCTTGTGGGTGAGTTGCACCCTGACTTTGGAGGCCACAAAACAGAGATCGTTAAGTTCATCAGAGAGCAACTGGCTGCACATTGGGACCAGTGCGACGACAGTTGGAACCACGCAGCGGATGAGTTGGTGGGTCAGATTCACGGCAGACCGTTTGGAGGTGAGTGATGAACATCTTTGTACTTCACCCTGACCCCGGCATCGCAGCACGCATGCAGTGTGACCGGCACGTAGTAAAGATGACCCTGGAGAGCGCACAAATGCTCTGCACAGTTATCAACGAGTTGGGTGGGCAGACGCCCTATGCTTCTACTCACGTCAACCACCCGTGCTCTGTGTGGGCTCGTAAGACCATGGGCAACTTCCTGTGGCTGTGGGAGCACGGCATGGCTTTAGCCAACGAGTACACTGAGCGGTACAGCAAGGTCCACAAATCCGAGGCCGTCATTCGTCACTGCCGCAAAGTAATCAAAGACGTGGCTTGGCTTGGTGGTCCTGACTTCAAGTCTCGAAAGGTCACAGCGCACCCGTTGTGCATGCCTGACAAGTACAAGAGTGACGATGTCTTTGAATCGTATCGACGGTTCTACATCGGTGAGAAGGCTGGGTTCGCCCAGTGGAACAGAACAACAGAGGCCCCGTCTTGGTGGCCAGAAGGAGGTGAGTGATGAACATGCCAGAAGGATTGAAGTACTGGACCGCTGACGAGGTAGCTGAATGCTTGAGCGGCATTGGGCCTGACCTGTACCGAAAGCTGTGGGACATCCTCAGTGATGCCAAGAACCCGACACCGCTTGGTGGTGACGGTTCCAATGGCACAGTCGAGACACCGGATGGTCGTCTTGAACTGGACAACGACGACAAAGCTGGCCACTGGTGGGCCAAGCTTACGCCGATTGAGCAGACAACCATCGCAGCATCATACGCTGCCGAGCGAGGTGAGTGATGATCAAGGACGGCAAAAACCACACACGCAAAGAGTTGGAAGCAGAAGAACAACGATTGATGGACTTAGTTCATCAACTTCAGAAAAAGCGAACCCGGAAATGGACTGACATTGACCGAGAGCTAGACAAAGCGGAACGCCAACTTACAAATGTTCGCCGCTGGCAACGAGTTGGAAGATACAAAAAGGAAGGTGAGTGATGGACCTTACTGATGAACGACTGCACAAGAGGAGAGTGCCCTGGTCCAAGCTTGTGGACGAAGGGTACGACCCTCGGACTGTAATGAGAGAAGCGCAGAAGCAAGGTCTTCATACGCTGGCATCAAAAGCCCGAACGCGAATCGATAACCAAAGACGAGAAGCGAGAAGTAAAGAATGAACCACGCAGAATATTTTTGGGATGTTCTTCTTGTTTTCACGATGGCGTTTACAGCACTTCTATTTATGGAGTGGATGCTGTACTACCCTGAGCCCATCGTGTCCCATTTGGCACCCTAAGTGCAACCCCACACTTGACAGACCCCGACCGACTGATTATCGTTTGTGTTGGGAATAAAACCCATTGGAGTAAATATGAGCGAACCACAAAAAAGAAAGCAGCGATCTCGCAATGTCAATCGAATGATTGATTGGCCTGAGTTTGTGAAAGCATGGCAGACTTCATCATCATGCAGTGAAGTTGTAAAGAAGCTTGGCCGACCTGATACGCAAGCAGAGCGAACGTATGTGTCAGTCAAGGCTGGCTACGCAAGAAAGCGCGGAGTTGCGCTGAAGAAGTTCGTCCGAACTCAGTCCGTCAACGACTGGGCCAGGCTGTCGAAGCTGGCAGAGGAACACGGAAAGGGGTGACATGTTTACCTCTGACCCAATATTCAACTTTGAGTTGAAACGAATCATGATGGTCTGGGTTCAACTGATTCCAGACGCAGCAATCCTTTGGTACGTATTCAGTGCAACGAGGCTTCCCGCAGACATTGCAAAGCGCACCAGTCACACCTTGACTCTCATGTCAGGTACCGGTATCTATAAAGAAACAGCGAATGCTGTGGAGGGGAAATGAATGAACTAAAATCTAAAATCAGTGAGGCTAACGGATCATACAAGGTTTACCTTGCAATAAAGGGAGATCCAAAGCTGGACGGCAAGTTTCATTGCACCAGAAAAGGAACGCTGTACTTCAATGGCAAGGTGATGAACGATCCTGACTTCTCAGAGATTGCAGTCTACCTGGCTAAAGAGTGGAAGGTTGCGGTAACCAACGAAGACCTGAAGATGGGCCTGATGGCTTGCTCCAAGCAGATTGATCCGACGGTGATCTATGGAGTGGATGTAAGCAAGGTCTTCAAGAAAAAGGTGATCAAGTGGCTTGAAGAGAACCCACCATCACCCCACTGTTACGACATTACCACCGAGGCAGTCTCTGCTGCGGTTGATCCCGATGGATTTGAGCACCAGCGAAGATTGACCGAAATGAGAGTTGCCAGAGTCCTTAGAGAGCAGGGGCTTCAAAAGGCACGGGTGTCATACGGCGGGGAGCGAAAAATGAGGTGGTTCCCAATCGATCAAGAGTAAGAGAGCAGACAACAAACAATACACAGGAGAGTGCTGTGGGATTCACATCACAAGAAATCATCGCCCTTACAAAGGCGTTCAACACGAAAGCAGTTTCGCTTGCAAAGCGGGACATCGACAATAACTCTGAAATCGACGTGAACCTCGTCGTTAAGATTGCTGGCAAGCTGAAGCGCGGCAGCAAGTCCAAGCCGGTCAAGGCTACCTCCACCATCCCGTGGAAGGTTGCCCTGGCTCTCTTCGCCAAGCGTTCCGGGTTTACCCGTGAGCAAACCGCAAAGGTACTGCTTGATGCAGTAACCTTCGCCCTCAACACCGATAAGGACAAGGAAGCTAAGCTTCTTGAAGAGATGGGTGTAGGGGATGCTCTGGCCATGCTGGACCGCGAGGTCTTCGACAAGCTTCCTAAGAAGCAGCGCGACGGCAACATCACCTTCGATGTGGCAATGATCGAGGCGGTTCGCGAGCCGATGTTGGTGACTGACCAAGATGCTCCTACCCTTGGGGAAGGGGAAGACGCAGCGAAGTAAGTCGCCGGGGCCACCGTTACAGCGGGGCGGTGGTCCCACTTTTTCAGGAAGTTTTTGCCAATGAGCGAACAAGAACAAACCAGAGCCGCATATGGCCCCGAAGAAAGACTTGATACATACGAAGTTATCTACAAGATGACCAACCTTATTGGTGGTCTGAAGAAAGGTAACCTTGCCAGGACGGCCCGGCTTTACGGAACCAGCCGATCTCGTCTTGATTCAATCATCAAGCGAACAGTACCTGCGCCTACGCTCGATACTTTAATCATCTGGGTTGGCCGCCTTTACAGAAAGACCGGAGTCAAAGTGGTATTGACCATCACCCCAGACATGCGAATCTACTACAGTATTCGCAGCGACAAAGACGACAAAGTGGATGGTGTCATCGTAAAAAATCAACCCGACTTGTAGACCGATTCAAACTCGGCTACAGGACAACGCCCACAAGGGATTGATCCCCCTTGTCTAAGTGGGCTCCTGATTGAGCCCATCGGGAAACCGGTGGTGCTCTCTCAGGCCCACACCCAGGAGCTTACTATGTGGATACAACACGCAAAGACTGGACCGGTCACACAGATTGCCAGCCAGTTAGAATACGAAAGAGGGAGCGGCCAGTCACTCCGGCCATGCCCAAGCTGCGGAATGATTGAGCGCGGATCGCGAGACAGGAAGCGCGGACCAATCGGATTCTCACGCACCGAGATTTCATGGAAATGCCACAAGTGTGGCGCGAAGGGTGACGTTGTTGACTTCGTATCGTTTCACTACTTTCAACGACCACTCAAGCACTTGTCCAAGCCAGAGCAAGCGGTGGTCAGAGATTGGTTTGCAGAGAAAGGATACTGCACAGCATCCGGCGTTCCGTCACACGTTCTTCCAGATCCATCGAAACGACCGAAGGTGAATGCCCCAACATTCGAAGGCCCTGTTCGCCCCCCTAAAGAAGAACTGAATGCACTCTGGGAAAACACCAGAACATTCGAGCAGGCCATGGAAGAGGCCACAACATGGAGCGCACCAATATGCGAATGGCTGGTAACTCGAAGGTTTGCGCCACGGGTTCTCGATGACACGAAGTGCGTCAGGGTTTTGCCACCGCCAGTTGACTACAACTTTCCAGAGTGGTTTCCACACCAATGGGCTGGAACTTATAGAATTGCGGCCCAGTGTTTTGAACCAGATGGTTCATTTGCAAGCATCCATTGCCGAAGCGTTACCTACGCTAAGGGTAGAAAACCGGCTGGCAGTAAAACTCGATGGCCGGTAGGGTATGAGGCTGCTGGTCTTCTTATGGCCAACAATGCTGCAGTTGAAATGATGAAGGGCAGGGCCGGTACAGTCGATGCTTTTATGATCTGTGAAGGAATCACAGACTTTATGAGAGCATGTGAACAGGCCCACAGAGAGTCCCTTAATCTTGCAATCGTTGCCGGAACCTCTGGCAGCTACAAAAACCTCAGTAAGATGAGTATCCCCAAAACACTTAAAATCTTTATTGCTACAGATACGGATGATTCAGGTGATGAATACGCGGCCATAATCTGCGATCAACTACCGGAGCACACACTGTACCGCATGCCACTGGAGGCATAAATAATGGCTGACCTTGATGAAGTCCTTGCCGCTGGAAGGATTACGCTGACACGATTGCTGCAACAAGCTGAAAATGAAAACTGTATCCATCAGCCTGAAGAAAGACCTGAAGATGCCGAGATACCAGAAAACGAGGGAGACTCGAATATCACCGCGATGCTCGATCAATACACAGATCGAAACGGACAGCCAAACGGAAACATCAAGAAGAACAAGAACAACCTGTACATCATTCTTCGACGGGATCGTCGGTGGCGAAACCGTATCTGGTTGAACACGTTCACCAACACCCTCAAGATGGACGACCGTGACTACAGGGATTCAGATGACACCCGCATATCTCTCTGGGTGTCCAGGGCATACGGCATCGAGTTCTCCGAGAACTATGTCAGTCATGTGGTTCAGCTTATCGGTGAAGAGCGGTCGCGAAACCCGCTTTTGGAGTGGCTGGACACTATGCATTGGGATGGAGTTCAACGAATCCAAAGCTGGATTACTGAAGCGACAGACTGTGAGGACAACGAGCTTAATCGAAAGATGGGCGAGAAGTGGCTCATACAGGCCATTGCTCGCGCTTACAAGCCAGGCAGTAAGGCAGACTGCGTTCTTATCCTTGCAGGCGCTCAGGGCGCAGGGAAGAGCACTTTGTTTAGAGAGTTGGCGAGCGAAAAGTTTTTTGCGGACACTCCGCTTGATATTGGATCACCGAACTCATACAGCCAGATCCAGCGCGCATGGATCTATGAGGTTGCAGAGTTGGACTCGGTTCGTCGGTCAGCCAACAGTGCCACGAAGGCGTTCTTGAGCGCACAGGAAGACACCTACCGCCCCGCCTATGGTCGCCATGCAGTCACGGTTAAGCGCCACGTTGTCTTTGCTGGTACCACAAATGAATCACAGTTCATTAACGATATGACTGGGTCCCGGCGGTATTGGCCAATAAGATGCAACGAGGTGGATCTCGAATACGTTCGGGAAAACAGAGACCAGCTTTGGGCTGAAGCAATCGTTGCCTTTAACGCTGGTGACACTTGGTGGCTTGACAGGGATATGGATCAAACGCGACATGACGCCAGTCACATTTTCCGACAAGACGACCCGTGGACTGCTCCGATAGCAGCGTATCTGAAGACGCAGGCCGGATATGTAACGAGTCAAATGATTATGGAAGACGGACTCAAGATTGAAAGATCACGCATGAGTAGACGAGATGAGATGAGAGTCTCAGATATACTAACTGAACTTGGATATGAGAAGCGCAGAATGAGGCTTGGTGGTTCACGTAAGTATGTATGGACAAAGTTAGAAATGTTTGAAATGAAGGCTAAAGGAAAGGAAGCATAATGATTGAGAATACTGTAATAGGGGGAGGTGTATTTTTACCTCCTGGACATTGGTGTGAAGAACATATTTTGAAGAAGTTTGAGTTGCAGAACCCTGAATACAAAATGGCATTGGGCATGCGACAGAAGGGCAAGTTCGTACCAGTGCCCAGCCAATATATCAACGCATGCCACAAGATCCCGTTTGACCACCCTTGGGGCGGCGGGATTGCAATCCCTAGGCAAGGCGCGTTCAAGCTTTTAAACATGGCAGAATCTCATGATCGCACAACTGCCCCGGAAGCAGAACCAGTCCAAACAGCCAAGGGCTTTGAGTTGCGAGACTACCAGAAGGATGCACTCAAAAAATGGCACGAGAACGCAAACGGCGAAGGAGTCATTATTGCGCCGTGCGGTTCAGGAAAGACGGCAATGGGTCTCACTGCCGTTACCATGCGCAACACTAAGGCTCTCATCCTCGTACACACCAATGATCTTGCCGTTCAATGGATGAATCGATGTCAGACCATGTTGGATACGGAGGCAACTCAGTATGGCGCGGGTAAGAAGGATGACTCGGGACGGGTTGTGGTCGCGACTTTCCAGACTCTTGAACGAATGTCATTTACAGAACGGTACGCTTTCGGGCAACAGTTCGGACTTTGTATCGTTGATGAAGCACACCACGTTCCAGCGCATACGTTTTGTTCCGTCATGTTCTGCATGCCCGCCAAGTACAGACTCGGACTGACGGCGACACCGAACCGACCGGATGGGTTGACTAAAATGTTGTGGTGGCACCTTGGCGAGGCCGTCTATGAAATCACTAACTCGCAACTGGCTCGATCCGGCCACGTCATCCCACCCAAGATTGAATGGTTGTTCACCGACTTTATTGGCCCCGATAAGAGTCTCGACTGGTCTAAGCTCATCACAACGATGACCAAAGATAACGATCGCAACGACACAATCATCAACCGTGTTTTAAGTGCATGTCGTGAGGGCAGGCAGATTCTTGTTTTGTCTGACCGCGTTGACCACTGCATTTGGATTGCTGAATCTCTTAGATCGCACTCAATTGCTGCGGAGCCACTGGTTGGACGAATGACTAAAAAACAAAGAGCAGAGGTTCTTGAACGTGCAGACAACAGAGAAATCCAGGTGGTTTGCGCAACGACTGTCGCGGACGAAGGCCTTGACCTTCCGTCACTTGATACCGTTGTGCTCACGACTCCAACGAAAGCTCTTGGTCGGATTCAACAAAGAATTGGTCGAGTCATGCGGCCCCACCCTGAAAAGAAAAATCCAATCGTTATTGATTGCGTCGATGATATTGGATCAATGCGCGGACTGGCTCGAAAGAGAAACCGCCTCTACACGAGAATCGGATGTCAATAGAATGCTGTCGGTAATTGAAAAACTCCCTGTTGGATGGTCACTCGTAGAAGACGGGGAGGCTTGGAAAATTTTTGATGATGAAGGCGAACTGGTATGCACAGCAAAAAACACCCGACATCTACAGAAAGTGGTGAATAGTGAGTTTGCAATAGCTCAGCAGTTTGCTGCGTTCATGTACGCAATTCGACAAGTAAACCCAGGCGAAGCCTAACAACTCACCGCCGTCTCAGTCCGAGCCAATCTCTAACTGTGACTTGGTGGTTTGTGACATCTTCTACGGCAATCGCAAGCATCAGGGACGGGCACGATCTACCAGATTCAAGATCCCTCAGATACGACACAGAAAGACTCAAGCCACGATCAGACAGATCACCATTGATCCACATACAAAAAGCGTGTCGAGTGTTGTATTTAGGTCGTGACTCCCTGTAGCTGCGAATGTCCATTGAAGACCCCCCCGGACATTTTATGTCCGACTTGTTTTAGAAAGATAGATTAAGTGATGGTATTGACATCACTTCATAGCACACTTACCATACACAAGCAGACAATCAGGAGCACAATGGAGATTCAATCACCAACAATCGGAAGCAGCAGCATCGCAGCCATTTTAGGCCTTTCGCCATGGTCAAGCCCATGGGACGTTTGGTCCCGAATGCACGGTCTGACGCAATCTTCTTCTACTGCGGCTACGGCTCGCGGACACATTTTGGAACCAGCGATTGGTGCCCACTACGCGCACTTGAACAATGTTCAAATCAAAAAGGGGCCAGAGTACGAGGCCGACCCAATCATTGGTCCAGAATCTTGGATGCATGCCCGGCCTGACTTTTTCGTCAACTCTGGCGAAGGTGAGTGGTTGCTTGAGATTAAGTCGACTCGAAAGTTCGACCACAAATGGGGTCGCTCTGACACAAGCAACGTTCCGCCGTATTACGCAGCACAGTGTATTTGGCAGATGGCGGTCACCAATAACGACCGGTGCGACCTTGCTGCATTTGCTACGATTTCTGATGAATACCGATCGTACAAGATATATCGTGACGACAGGCTCGAAGATAAGATTATGACCTTTGCTCGCGACTGGTACAAAAAGCACATCGAGCAAGGAACGCCACCAGAAGTTGATGGATCAAATGCATGCTCAAAGTCTCTTGCCAAGCTGTTCAAGCAGGAAAGCAAGGAGTTTATCGAGCCCCAGGAGTCTCATCTTGCGCTCGCATCTGAACTCAAGAACGTTCGCGCAGAGTACGCAGAGCTTGAACGACGCAAGAAGCATCTTGAAAATCAACTCAAGGAATCAATCGGTTCATCATACGGAATCGCCGGGGTGGCCACATGGTCTCAGTCCAAGCCCAGAACCCGGTTTGATCGTTCTACTTTCGAGCAACAACACCCAGAACTCGCTAAGCAATATCTTATTGAAGGCGATGCAACTAGAACCTTCAGGTTCCAATACACAGGAGATAGCAAATGAGCAATGCACTTCACCCGGCACATCAGTTTAGGAACGTAGTCGAATCTAAAGCGTCCGACTTCCTTCAAGCAATGGTTGGCACAGAAAACGGACTACAAGCCGCTGGGCGGGTAGCCCTTGCCTTCCGTCAGGCCGCACAAACAAATGACCGACTGTACGGGTGTGACCCGGCATCAGTTGCTCAAGCAGTTGCACTTTCTGCAATGACTGGACTTATGCCTGGAGGACCGCTGCCAGATGTATACCTGCTGCCACGAGGAAAGAGCCTCCAGTGGCAGGTTTCTCATCGAGGGTTCTCTAAGCTTGCAGCAAAGAACGGAGTTCGACTCAGGACCAAGGCCGTGTTTGATACCGATGAGTTTCACGTCATTGAAGGCACTGAACCAAACCTGAGGCACGTACCAGACCTCAATGCCGAGCAGTCATGGACCACACTTAAGGCAGTGTACGTCGTCGCCTTCTACCAAGATGGCACCAAAGACTTCGTTGTCATTCGCAAGGCCGACATAGAAAAGCGGCGAGCAAACTCAGACGCCTACAAGCGAAACAAGAACCAGTCGCCGTGGGGTCAGTGGCCAATCGAGATGGCGCTTAAAACCGGGCTCCGGTATGCGTTCGCTCGCGGCATCGTACCGATGAACGATGATATGCAAAACGCATATGACCACGACGGCAAACAAGACACCCCAACAGAGGAGTTGAAGTTCATAGATGTGAACAGTCAACACGACGAATCAGATACTATGGGAATCTTGTCGGAACAAATAGATGGCTTGATGGATGATAGTAAGGATAAAGAAGTTGTACAATCTGCAAAAGAGGACGACAATCAGAAGTCCTTGTTAGACGATTAGGGAAAGCGTGGCTCGCGATTATAAAAAGGAATACCGGGAATACCATAGTAAACCGGATCAGAAGAAGCGACGGGCAGGCAGGAATGCCGCCCGCCGAATCATGGCAATGGTGGGCCGAGTTAAAAAAGGTGACGGTAAAGACGTTCACCACAAAGACGGAAACCCAAAAAACAATTCGCGCAAAAATCTGAAGGTAGAAAGCGCATCAAAAAATAGATCACGAAAGTGAACCTGGAGTTTAAAAATGAATCTTTTCGATGAAGCACAAAAAGCGCGCAATCCATTCGGTGCCCGTACAGAGACCGCTAGCAAAAACAACACTGTTTCGTACATCAACCAGACATCGATTTTTCTGCGCATGCTGAACGAGGTCGTCGACGAACGAAAGATCTCGAAAGCTAAAGCTAAAGAATGCTCTGAGTTTCGGACCCGTCTCGGAGACTGCCACTGGGGACTTCACTTGCTGCAAGGAAAGGTTACCGAGGATGGTTGGACAAACATTGTCAACAGCGCCATTAATGGAATGCTTAAGACCATCAGAAACAGTCAACCAAACGGAACGTGGGAAATCGTCGATCACGACGTGAAGATCGAAAAAGATGACCACAACATTGAGCAAGTCTTTTTTGTAGTCAAGTTCGTCGACATTGAAAACGCGACTGAACTCTCCTACCAGAACGGAGTTCCGGTTACCACCACTGTGAATGTGACAAACAGTCCCATTCCAGAAGAAGTCATTCAAGCCTTGTCTTCAAAGAACACAGACGATTCTGATCTTAAGGACATGATTAAGCAACTTGTCGGGGCACTCGCATCAAACGCAACGAAGCAAACTACAGTTACTCCTGAGAAGACAACGCCAGAAGTAGATGTAGAGCCTGAGCCTGTTGTATTTAACGACTAAATACGATGCCGTTGTATCAGTTTGTCTGTGAAGTGTGCGGCGAAAAGAAAGAAGTGCTGCAAGCATTTGGGGATCCAAGCCCTGAATGCTTGCAGTGCTCTTCTGATATGACGAGAAAAATCTGTGCCACTAACTTCACCCTCAAAGGTAGCGGCTGGGCCAGGGACAACTACGGATTGAAAAATGGCAAAGGTGATTGAACTTTTTAGGCGTTGCTGTATTGAGTGTGGACACATTTGGTTCGGAGAACTGAACTGTCCAGAGTGTGAAGGCCCAGGCGAACCAATCACCTCATAGCATCGATCTTGAGCTTCAAGATTTCGTTCTCGCGTTTGACGTAGTCGACTTCTACTTTCAGTCCCGCAATGTCGGTCATCAGGTCGATAATTTGCTGAAGGTGCTCATCACGCTCTTGTTCGAGTTTTTCAACTCGTTTGATGAGGTCGTCACGGTATAGCGCCTGCTCAGCCTTTTCTTCTACTTGCTTCTCTCTCTTTTGCTTCAGCATGAACTCATAAAACTTAAACGCACCTGCACTGACCAGGCCGGTAACGGCAGCAACAATAGCGGCAGCAGTAGTCGGCTTATCCACGGAGATCCTTGTGCATTACTTCCATACGCATTTTAACGTATATCCAAACCCACAAGGTAAAGTAGACGCCCGTCACAACAAGGCTGCGTCCAACATCACCAGCGGCAAACTCGGGGTCATTGAACACGTTCACCAAGAAACGGGTGGTAGAAAAAATGTAGAGAAGAAGATAGACACCAACAAAGCGTGAGCATGAACGAATATTTGGAAGACTAAACAACATTCCCAGCGCAACTACAAAGTACAAAGAGTACTGAAAGTAGGCCCACTCCATCCCGTTATCTATGGCCTCACCGTAGCTCATCCAAAGCACGCGATTGTTGGCCAAGTCCGCTATGTTCCAAAACAAAAGAAGTGGACCGTAGTCATGGTAAACCAGGATGTCCTTGTACGCTTTTAGGAACTGACGCATCGAACCACCTGATAAATAATAACTTGGAGATAGCATGCCTGATCATTCATTAGATGACATAGTACATTCCATACAATCAGCGGTTATAGCTGCGACTGATATTGCAGAACGTCACGAACTTGATTCCATCACCAATGAAGAGTTCTGGGAGTTGAAGACAGATGAAAAAGGTGACCCCATTACAGATGACGACGGAAGGCCCATTTATGTACCTCGCATGGTCGTCATGGAACTCCCAACATGGGAAGATGGAGTACTGGTACAAAAAAGAGTTCCGGTCCCGATCCAGTCGCTCACAACGGGGCAAAGCTTGCGTGTTGATACGCTTGAAGTGGAGATGTCTGTTGAGATTTCTGGGCTTACGTCGGACAAGAAGAAAGGCAAGCTGATGGTTCGGCCATGCGCCAATACGCCATCGTGGTTCAAAAAAGAGAACAATGCTGCTAAACTCAAGCTGATCTTCAAAGGCAGTGAGCCTCCAGAAGGTTATGCAAGAATCGACGACCAGCTAATCAAACTGCTTCCATAGGAGAGCATCATGGCAGATTCCGGCCTCGTACAAATGTCATCACAGTTTGGTGGCCTTCCAATGGAACAACTCATTGGTGGTCCACTCAAGGCTGCTTGTAACGCTCAGACACTGCTTGCGAAGGCGTCCAGCGACTTCATCAAAGACGTTGGTCTGAACGACGATGGCAAAGGCAACCTGTCTGCCCGTACCGTTGACTTTGGATTCAACAAACCTGTACAAGACGCTGCCGGGAACACGACGATGGAAAAAGTGGACCTCCAGGTTCCGCTACTCGCCATCATCAACACACCGGCACTCTCGGTCAAAGAAGCCGAAGTGCGCTTCACCATGGAGGTCAAGTCCTCCACATCGAGTAAGACTACGTCAGATAGCAAGGCCGATCTTACTGCCAAGGCCAAGTACAACGCTGGCCTGTTCTCTTGCGAGGTCACCGTACACGGCTCTGTGGCTAACCACAGCGAGAATAGCCGTAGCAGCGACAACAGCGCCAAGTACGATGTGAAGGTGGTTGCGCGTGATGACGGACCACCAGAAGGCCTCATGAAGGTTCTGGACATGCTTAATGACGCTATTGCGCCTACACCTGTAGCAGCCAAGAAAGCTTAGACTCCCCCTGGCCCCCCGTCACCCACATCGTCTGTCCCATCTCGGGGCGTGAGCATGGGCGATTCCTACCGGGTGCGGGGGGTCAGTTTATTTTTTCTATCGTTTCGACGATTTGAATGTCTACCATACCTTCGTCGCCACAATCCTGCACTTCAAATACAGTCTCGTCAGGTAGTCCGGTAACTTTTTCCAAGTAGTCAAGACTGGCAGCGCGCAACCTTGTTTCGGATTCCTCATCAGAGCATTCTGGAACGACGGTCACAACAGTCTTTTTTGTCGATTTTAGTCTTGCCACAAGGATCGGTTCAGGCTCAGGCAGGGGCTCTTCAATTACTGGCTCTTCCACGACAGGCGCTGCTTTCTTTTTTCGATCACGACCATCACCGTCTACCGCAAAACTCAATCCTGCAGGAAGAACGACAAACGTCCCGAAAAAAATTAGAGCAAGTTCAATCATTTTTGATCAGTAATCTCAAACAACTCATCGATGCGCTTCTTCATACGCTTGATTTGGCGCTCTACGTCTTCGCCGTCAAAGTCAGCAGAGATCATAGATGTTTTCTTTTCAACTGCACTGAGCTTAGACTTCAATGCATCTACTTCGGCCTGCATCTTTGTGTTTGCGGCCTGACAAGGTGGAGGCTGTTGCCCGTCCATTCCTTGTGATTGAGCTTCCATCTTGAGCTTCTGCATTTCTTGTTCATGCTTTTGCTCAGCGCGATCACGGTAGTAGCTCCAGGCTTTTGATCCGCCTGCAATAGCCATTCCTGCCAACGCAATGGCAACCATTGGCGCGTAGTCACCACCCAGTGACTTGGCTGCATCTGCTGCTGCTGTGATGTCCTGAGATACACCAACTGATTCTACAAGATCTGGCACAGCCGGTGCAGCAACAGTCTCAACAGGTGCAGGCGCGGGTTCAGGCGCTGGTGCAGGTGCGGGCGCTGGCTCCGGCGCAGGGGCTGCATCTTCTACTTTGGTTTCTTGTGACACGGTCTTGGTCTCCTTTTCAGCAGGCTTTTCGTCATATATTCTTATAGATGAACCCAACGATAGCTTACAATCAGATCCTTCTTTAACAACACATTCCATACGAACCTACTTATCTCGATCTAAAATACGATCGAGTTTAGATACGATGTCATTGTGTACTTTTGTGCGGGTAATCAAGAAGTCTTTCGATTGGTCATCTTCACGATTTCGATACTCTTGAATTACCCTGTCGTATCGCTCACGCATTTTTTCTGATCGCTCAGTGTACTCTTTGCGCATTGTCTCAAGCTGTTCTTGAAAGCCAGCAACAAGCTTGTCCAGGCGCTTTTGCATTGCAATAAACTGAAAGACAAGAAAAGCCGCAAAAACCCCAAGGTGACCGTCGGCCAATAGCGAATCGACCAACGCCTCCATTTAAAACTCCGGTTCGTCAATCAGCGTATAACTAAAACTATTGCCCCATTTTTCTCGGGCCGCGTAACAGATGCTCATGAACTCTTCGAAGTCAGCACTTTTGCTAAACACTTGGCACCCAGCAGACCACCTGTCTACTTGCGTTGACGCGGATCCAGCCTTGTGGATATTGATTCCGTAATAGCCTTCAGTAATAGACTGTACATCAAGGTCAACAACATCGTCTTTATTGCTATCTCTGTAAGTCTTGACTGTGCCGTTTCTCTGGCAGAGGGCATCGTACTTCCCTTGGTGCTTGTCGATCTTCCAAACAGATCTATACTGACCAGGTACCAGAATAGCAGTGCCGTTGACGTTCGTGGGGTGTTCAAGCCAGTATTTACCCGGCTCTGTCGTGCATTCCCAAGTACGTGTGACCCAGCCCTGCTCGTCCTTAAAGACAACACAGATGCGATCGTCGAAGCTGTTAGCCTTGTGGTCCCTGCTTCGGATTCCAATGATGTTCAGGTTGTACTCACCTGACTCAAACACAGTGTACCCAAGAGACGCAACGTAATCGAGAATCAACGGACGCATTTTAGTTACTACAGTTGGCGTTGGTGGCTTGGCAGATTTGAGCGACGTTAACCGCTTGCTTCTGCTGAATATCCAGCATCTTTTGAACAATATCTTCCATCTTGTCCAGACGTTGTTCAATACCCTCGATCTTGACATCAACAACCTCTTGTTTGCTGACATTCGATTCGAGAACAGTCACACGTTTTTCAACATCCTCTACATCTTGTGCCGCAGACTCAAAAGAAGCAAAGGCTGCCCCAGCAGCAAAAATGATTGTCAGACCAGGAACAACAAGATCCTTAGCTTCCATGACACACCCCCACCTATTCTGAAGTTTCCGGGCAACTATAAGCACCCAACAGCTTATCGGTCAACTTGGATGGCTCACATCGTTGCTTGTCTGTTTCACCCGTTCTAATGCATAGAGCCCACATACATTGCAATGACATAGGATCTCCGCCGACTTCTTTAATACAGGGAGGCGGCATGTCTGTAAGCTTGTCAGCAATAAATGTTTCACGCTTAGCTTCTTCCACGGCAACCTCTTGCACTTTATCGACGAGCGCTTGGTTACCGCTATTCAACGTCTCAATAGCTTCTGTTTGGGCCTCAATCGCTTTTACGCCCGCATCAGGCTTCAGACCCCAGCCAGCCCCAAATCCAACACCCAAGGACGCAAGAACGGCTATTGTAGTCCATGTAACTGGTTCCATTTTAAGCATTCCAATACCGTAAAGTTTGCAAAGTCGGCCACCACACTAATTACTACCAAGAAATATCAACACAGCCCAACAAGTGATGACCGACTATGATGATAGTAAATCATTTTTTTGGTGCTGACTTCTTTGCTGCAGTCTTTTTAGCTGGAGCTTTTTTGGCAGCAGGCTTCTTGGCAGCAGGCTTCTTGGCAGCAGGCTTCTTGGCGGCAGGCTTCTTGGCGGCAGGCTTGGGAGCAGATTTAAGCTCTGCAAGCTCTTCCTTAAGCAAAGCAATTGCCTTCAAAAGAAGTGCGCAAGCCTCTTGTTTGTTTCCAAACTTCGAATTAATTTTTGATTGTGCTTTAGCGATATATTCGTCGTACATTTTATTTCCTATGAAGAAAGAATAGTTACTTTAACATCAGATGTTGGAGAGGTATCGCCAGATAAAGCAGCAGTAGTAACAGCCCAAACACCAAGACCAGCGTCAAACGCCCATCCACCAGAAATAATGTAGGTAGTTTTTTGCCCAATCGGAGCGTAAAAAACCAACTCTGGAACAGATGATGAACCACCACCACCGGTTGTAGTTCCGCTATTGTTAATCATCTTAACATAGCAAGCTGGCTCAGAAGTTGTTGCTACACCGGCAGTCGCGTCGATTTCAACCATGTAGACGGAGCCGGAAGCAGCAGTCACATGAGATTCAGCGGTAGTGTCGGAATCAGTGTCAACTATGCACTTTCCAGCCAAATCACCCAAAACGGTTGTTAGTGTCACGCCCATTTAAAAACTCGTCACGATGGTTACAGCAACGGCCTCGTTACCTGACGCGCTGGGTGCTGTGTTGTCAGCAGGTGTTGCATTTTCCGTAGCCCAACAAGAAAGAGCATCGAATGCAACGCCACCAGGGATTTCAAAAAAGTACGTACTTGAAGCTGGGCAAGAAAAGATCCAATCAGGAGCAGTGCTTCCAGATGTAGCAGTATGAGCGTTCGCAATCTTTATATAAACGGCAGCATCATTTGTATTTGCAATCTTTACAGAATGCAATAATCCAGCGCCACCAGTTATATTTTTGGTGACGGTGTTGGTCATATTTGAATGGTACGATATTTTATGTGATACCGCACCGTCAAATTTTGTCGTAACAAATGCCATTTACTACTTCTTTGAGATTGCTGCCATAGCCTTTTCAGCCGAGTCGCCAGCGATGTAAGCCAAGGCTAGATACAGCCACTGCTCAGACTCAAGCAGACCAGTTGCCAACAGTCCGGTTCCGAGAATGAGCACGGCCAGTCGCCGCCAAGATACTCGTTTTTGAGAACAAAAAAGTTTGTCGATAAAAGCTTGCATGTCAACCTCTCTTAGATTCTAACCATTGTACTAGCACAAGGGCGTCATCAGCAGATGCCAGGGCAGCATCCCAAATGGTCTGCTCAATTTCACCTTTTAGGTATATTTGATCGTAACTTTGGTTACTTGAATCAGATACGATTTGAGTAGTTTGCGAGTTCAATGAAACATTGGACATAGAATTATTGCAATCATCTTGTGTCATGCTGTTGCCGTCCCATCTTTGCCGTCATTAGAGTTTACCATGTACCGCAAACGACACGTTACTGAAGCTTGATCCTCTGAACCATCGATCGCCGCCTTAACACCGAAGACAGCGTACAGGTATACCTGTGTATCAACGTCGAATTGGCCGTTAGCGTTTGATAGGTCAAAACCAGGCACCGACCGTTTCGTATAGCTATCGGTTTGGTTTTCGCCGATCCAGTTAGCCAAGTTCACCACGTTTGTATCGGTAAATGCAGACCCCAGACCCGGACCAAGATAGTAATCGGTAATGACCTGACCAGTCGGTGGGTTGCCTTTGAAGTCAATGATCCCTCCGGTGTCGAACTCTTGTACTGTGCTGTGGTCGTCTACGTCTTTTGTGCGGAACCCACAGCCTGCCATCTTTATGTTGTTGCTGCCGTCCCGATCCCAAAGCCAGATTCCATAGGACGCATAGTGGTTTGTGCTGTTGTCTGCGTCGGCGTGCTGACCAATACCCAGGGCCACAAACGGCTGTGCATAGTTAGTTTCGTTTTTAATGTCACCCGATGCACTAATGATCTCAACTTGGGTTTTGAGTGTAAACGAATCCGCAAACGTTACTCGGGTTCCGTCTTTGTTCGTTAGTGGTATGGCGTATACGTCACTGCCCGCCAAGGTGCTACCAGCCGTTGCGATTGCATCGTTAAACGTTGCCACCAGTTGTCTAGATGAATTGACAGTAAGTGAAGCCAATTGACTGTTTGGAAAACCATTGTTTGTCGCGTGCGGGTGAAACGGATCAAAATCACGCCAGCCAGAAACAACTTTTTTTCTCCGACCCACAAACTGATGCGAAAAATTTCCTGGACGTCTACTCATTAACTTGTACCAAACCCACCGTTTTCAAATGTTGATGCCTCAACCATATACGAAGCCCGAAAAACAAAAGTGCATACTGTAGACGCGCCGCTTGTTGCGTTGCAATCTCCAACGGCAAAAAACAGATGAACCGGCCCTGTTCCCCAGTTACCTTGGTTTACATTTAGCGCCGTATCTTGAAGAGCAAGGGCTCCACCACTGGCCTTGTCAAAATCTTCGCTAGAATCTCCGTATACCTGGTTAACCATGCTGCTGTTGCTTGCTGCGTCCAGATCTGGCCCAATTGAAATCTCCGATTCAAGGATCTTTGTCCCGTCACTAATCCCGCTAGTAACATTCGAAACAACCTGACCTGTTCCGTCAGTTTGGAGACTGCATTTTAGAAGCACTGGAGTCTTGTCGATGGTTTCACTTTGATTACTGTCGGCTTTGCATCGCCATCCAAAAGACAAATGTTTATTGTCATCAGCATCAATGTCCGAAGCATTTGCACAAACCCCAAACAACACCTGAGGTTTGCTTTTTGTAGTGCCGGATGTAGTCGAAGTATGATCTCCGCTGATGCTGATTAGCTCAATACGAAGCCTGAGAGAAAAACAATCACTGAATGTCAGAATACGACCTTCTGAATCCCTTAAAGGTTTTACAGATACGTACCCCATAATCGGAGACTTATCTGCCGTCGCAGTGTGCGATGCAAACGTAAATGATGTTGTAGTTGCGTTCTCGGTTACCGTGCCCGCTACTGACTGGGGGTCTTCAATAGTGCAATCAGAGTCAAGCATTCGGAAACGCTGCCATCCAGTGCGGGCATGTTTTGATCTGCCGACACTGGTGTGACTAAAGTTTCCTGGTACTAAACTCCGACTACCCATTTTTAACTCTGGTCAATGACGTTTACGTAGCCGTGAATAATAACTTCGTTATTGTCGTTTGATGCCAACACAGCCTGAATCTCAACATTGGTTGAAGCACCACGAAGCGTAAAGCCGGGAGATACGTAGAGAGTCTCGTCTGGCTGAATGATATAGTTTTTCTGTTGAGCAACTGCAGCAGCAGCACCGTCAGCACCACCCACGAGAAGCTTCAACGTATGGGCACTCGTCCCAATGTTTGTCGCCCACAAATGAACCTCGTGGTAGATCGTAGTCGTTGTGGTGTTGCATTCGTGGATGTCGGTTTCTGTTGTACCGTTGACAACAATACCAATACCATCACCTTCAGTTCCGCCTGGAGACAAGCAAGCGCGAGAAAAAGTAGCCATTCTATATCCCTATGAAAATACTCGTGTAGCCAGAATCAAACTGGCATCATTTGCTGTAACAGACCCACCGCCGCCTGCAGTGGATGTTCCTGATGTAAGCTGAATGTCGTCACCTGCATCCGTCGTAAAATACAATTGGTTGGGTGTTGCAGTCTTTACCCAAAGCTGTCCAAACGCTGCCGTGTCGGCTGGCGCGTTAGCCATTTCCTTCAGCGCCACAGCAGCAGTTGCTCCATCGAGAGCGAGCGATGCAGCGTGAGCCGTTGATCCATTGATTACGACATTACCGTTTGTGTTGATCCGCATGCGTTCTGCAGCAGCATCTACACCACTAATCTTGGTATGGAATTGGATTCCTGAAGTACCGTTACCATCCCCGTCACCAGATTTCAGAATTAGGTCACCACCATTCAGGTTGTTCGCTCCCGTAGTGGTAGAGCCTGCTGCAATAGTCAGGGATTTTCCTACAGTCGTTCCAGTGTTGGTGATTGTAGAAATCGTTGTAGCTGTTGTGTTCCCAGCGGTGCCCAGGGTAGTGTCTCCGCCACTGATTGACAGATCGCCAGAAAGCACTGTGTTTTGACTGTCGTCAATACTCATTGCCAGTTGAGCGCCAGACCCATTATTGGTCGAGACCTTGAACTGACCCTTTGCGTCATCCGAGGAGCCAATGTGAGCGCCCTCAATTATGCTCAAAGCGTTTCCGGCGTGGTCACCAAAAAGAACTTTAGACTCAGCACCGCCGTCGGTGTGCTCATCCGTTGTGTTTTGGACTACGACAATTGGAGCAGCCGACGCTACTTGAAGAATCTCGCTTGGGGCGCTGGTTCCAATACCCACATTGCCGTCTGTATGAATACGCATACGCTCAGCAGCAGCATCTGTACCATTAACCTTCGTGTGGAACGCAATCATAGACGTTCCGGTTCCGTCGCCACCACCTGATTTAAGGATTAAGTCTCCGCCATTTTGGTTGGCACTGCCTGTAGGAGCAGAGCCAGCAGAGATTGTGAGGTCACGACCATCTGTACCAGAGCTTGTATCAGCTACAGAGAGGGTTGCGTTTTGTCCGTTTCCGTAAGATACGTCGCCACCTGTAACAGTAAGGTCTGTACCCACAGTAACGGCAGCGTTGAACAATGCTGCACCAGCTTCTGACATGTCAAGAGTCAGTGCGGTAATGTCACTGGCGCTGTCTGTACCTTTGAAAATGATGTCAGCGTCACCCTCTTGAGCATCAATCGTGATGTTCCCTGAGGTCGTCGTCAGGTTTACCGCAGCATCACCAGCGGTAATGTCATCGGCAGCAGAGCCACTGCCAACAAGACCGGTTCCAGACGTAATCTGAACGTCGTCACCAGCATCTGTGGTGAAGTAAAGTTGGTTAGGTGTTGCGTTCTTCACCCACAACTGGCCATATGCTGCAGTGTCACCATCAGCGTTGGCTTGTTCCTTGAGCGTAACTGGGCCTTCTACCGTGAGTGCAGTCTTAGGGGTAGTAAGGCCGACGCCGACGCGGTTGTTGGTTTCGTCAATAGACAGCGTTCCGCTATCGACCTCAAGGTCATCGGCGGTAATCGTTGTGGCTCTTAAAGCTCCGCCACCACCTGAAAACTTTGAATTGAAGCTTGGCATGAGGCCCCCTTATGTCTTGTCGTGCCAGTGAAGTCGAGCCTTGTCCAACACACAAGCTTCACCAGGCTTAATCCATAGATAACATTTACCTGAAGTTGTTTGACCAGATGGAGCAGTAATGAACAACTTGTCCAGTGAGATTACGGTATGAACCGTATTTGACGTTCCACCAGCAGTAACCGAAATAGATTCTGCCTTTGAAGTCAGCGGATCATCACCTGCAGAGTCCCACGTCAAATACACATCGAAGGTCAGTGCAGCATCAGCCCAAGAGGTAAAGACCAAATCGAGTTGAGACAACGATGCTGAACCCGGCAACGCTCGAGAACGGGCGTCACTGGGGGTGCCTGTTGTCTGTTCGGCAAGTAGCGTTGAAGTAAAAGCACTTGTAGAACTAAGAGACGTTTGCGCTGTATTTGTAATAAAACCTGAAGCCATCGAAGCCTCCAAAGGGAAGTGATCCGGGGGACTCTTGCCCCCCGAGTCAGGGGTTCAGGATTAGCTTCGCTTCCATGTACACTTGACGTAGTCAATGTCCATGCTGTGGGCGCGCTCAGTGCCGCCGTTGCTCGTTCGAGCGAAGAGCAGGTATGGCTCCAAGAGGTCTGTTGCAGCCATATTCGAGATATTAATCTGCTTCCCGTTGTTGGCCTTTACTCCATCAACAAAAAACTTGACGTTGCTCGTATCAGTCATGTCAATTTTCAAGGTGACGTATGTTCCGCTTACCCAGTCGATTCCGGTATCGTGAGGTGCGTTGTCATTGGTGCCATCATCACTTTCAATGTAGATGTTCAGCCCGGTAGCACCGCCGACGCTGCCAACCCGAAAAGCAACGGTGTCGTCAAATCCGTCAAACGCTGCGGCACTTGCGCTAACCGCTGAGCCCGCGCTGGCAAGACCAACGATGCACTCGTAGTCGCTATCCTCACTGAACGCTGCGTCGGTGCTCAGTGTCCACTTGACGCGCGCCTCAAGAATAACTTCTTTAGTTGGAGAGATAGCGTTTGTTCCACCGAGGCTCAAAAGCATCGCCTCCGCCGCATTGTCGGTGCTGTGAAGAAGACGAAGCACGCCATCAGCAGCATCGATAAAGTCTCCGGTTGCAGACGTAGACCCAGCCTCTGTAACTACCCAAGGAAGAACAGGGGTTTCTCCAACATCTTGGATAAAGTCACTGAAAAGCTCAACGTAGGTCTCGGCACCGCGAGAAACCCACTGCTTTTCGGAAATTGCATCGTGGACAAGACGACGACCACCAGTAAGTTCGGGAATTTGGGACATTTAATACTCCATTGGGGAAGGGGAAGTGGGATTCGAAATAAAGAATAACATGATTTCCTTATGTCATTTACTCTTGAAGTTTAGCTTTACGGATAGCAGGCTCTATATTTTTCTCAATCTCAGTAGTTTGTTTTCTAAGGCTTCTGTTTGTACTGCGCTCTTCTGGCTGAATAAAAACAGCAGAGGCCCCAAAAATCTTCAATAAAGGCAGTGGGTAAAAATCATCGTATGGCAAAATATAAGAAGTTCCGTCTGGCTCAATATGTCGAGCATACTCTCTCATAGATCTGCGACCAGTAGAAGTGTCTAATCCACCAATACCATAATCGGATGGTCGCTTAAGCCCAGAGGTGCGCCTTCCTTTTACAAGGCCGAGTTCAGTCATGAACGGTACGCGGGCCAACAAAGGCTTCTCTTTATCTGCCTGGTAGTACACATCAGCAGCTTTCATTCCTGCCTCTACAGGTCCAAGATTCGATCGATCAAAAGCCTCAAAGAGTCGGCCCATTCGACCCGTAACCGGCGTTTGAGCAAGGCCCATGAGTAGGCTGTACGCCGCTGCGTTTTGAGCTACATAAATACCACGGCCAGGCATTTCCAAGTTGTTCGGGTTGAATCGAACACCCGTGTTTTCATCAAAACCCCAACCCTTTTTCAAATCGTCGTATTCGACATATTTAATGTCCAGCATTTCCCACAAAACCCCACCAGTAATGTCGTAATCCAACTGAATTAATGATGCTGGAACCTGCATGGTGGCGCGTTCGAGGTCGTATCCTCTGCCTGGATCCATTTTGTACGTCTGCTTAAACGCCTCGATAAGGTGTGGATTTAACCGGTTGACGACCGCCATTCGTGCAGTTGTCGTTTCTTCTGGGCCAAATCCAATTCCAAAAAAACCAAAGAAGTCGATAAACAGTTGAACGGTGTCCGCCACACTTGTGTACGGAAGACGAACAGCATGTCCACCAATTTCAAACGGAATGAAAATTCTGGAACGATCCCACGGCGCAAGCGCACGGTCTGGATCTTGGCCCTTGGTCACAGCTATTTGGCTTGAGCGAGCAAGCTTAAGTTGTGCGATTACTCGATCTGGATTTTCAATAATGCTTCGCGCAAACAAACCATTTGCTTGAGCGAAATATGTCCAAAACGCGAAGGCCATTCGAAAATAGCTCATCTCAGTTTTAGTCATATTTCCATAGTCAAGTTTGGTTTCAAGCGTTCGTTTCGAGGCTGCTGGAATATCAAGGCCGGAATCCAACTCCTTCATGAACACTTTGAGTCGCTGGTATGTATCAATGGTGATTGCAACTTCGCGATAAAACCTGTGCGCTTTGTCAAATGCGTTGTTTTCAGTCAGCAACCACCCAAGAGTTATTCCCCCTGCAGCGCCTGCTGCCGCACCCTTGGCTGCCATTGTTGGACCTAAAACTGCACCAAGAAGACCACCAATGGTTCCACCGATTTGCGCTGCAGTTTCTTTTGGATTTGCTTTCGTAAACTCATCCAAAATACGCCTGTGGACGTTTGGGTCTGCAGTCATTTCTGCAAATGCGGTTTTAAATCCGTACGCATCAACATTGTTAGCAACCATGTCTGCTGTAAAAATTCGACCATCAGGAGTTACGTGTGGACGAGTGAGTGGCCTGTATGATCCGTTACCATACAATCGAGCAAGAACACCGGCTACAAAATCAACACGCTGACCGCTTAGCTTATTTGCTGCCAGCATTGCAGGCGTTTGAACTGCTCCAACAACATTGTCAACTACGGCTTTTGCGCCTTGTGGAAGATGGATTTCGCTTAATCCTCCTACAAACAGACTAGCCATATAGGGAACCATTGGGATTCCGCCGACACCAATCAACAAACGCCTATAAAAAACTCTTGGATGAGCAATAAGCTCAACAGCTTTCTTGGACATTGTCAGAATTTCTCTTAATTTTTGAACCTTTACCGGCAAAATATTTTCTGAGTTAAGACGATACTCGACGGTGCCGGTTCGGCCAAAGTCTCTAAATAAAGTCTGAAACCCGGAAGGCATATTATACGTTGCATTGATTGCATCATTCAGGCCCTCAATCATGGCCTCTGGCAACAAAAACGTATCATCACCAACAAGAACACGAGCAAACTGGCCCATCTCTCTGCGAAGTCCCAGGCGATCAACGATTCTTGCAGCTTCGGCCTTGGCATCGCGGTCCATTTTCGAAATAATACCGGAATCCAAATCAGTGCGATGAGGGTTGTCCAGTGGGCCAAATTTTTCGGCAGGCGAAATCTTTTCACCTTTTTTGAGCCTACCGGCCCCGACAACGTTTCCTACTTGGAATTGCATCTCATCGTTAATGTACTCGGCCACTCGATCAAGGAACTTTTGCCGATCAAGACTAGGAACACCACTTTCTACTTGCCGACCAATCAGTTCTCTCACGGATGTGTTGTATCCAAGATCAGCTAAATCTTTTGCGATGCCGAACATGACCTCATCGACTTTCATGTAGATCAATACATTCGTAAGCATGGCCTCAGTGTCGCCAAACTCGCGCAGAAGCTTTTCTCCTCTTGTACCAAACAAATTTACAAGATTAGCCTGCCAAGTGCCCTCGAATCCCATTCGGGTCGCTATTGCTTTTAATCTTACTATATTTCCTGTATACAGAGCAACATAAATATCTATTACTGTGCTGTTGTCGAATCCTGCAGGAAGTTCTGGGTCTGTATATCCTGTTGCTCGACGCATTATTTCACGAGCAGTTCGTGTTACGTAATGTTTCTTTTCGGCCAGACCTGTATGCAAAATCTGCAGCGCATCGGCGGCAATCGCAGCATCTGCATTAGACATAGCCTCCGTCAGACCAGACCGACGCTCAGACAATTCACGAAGATTGGTAATTGCAACTCGCTCTTGGCGAGTCATTCCGTAAAATCCATCCAACACTTCTTGAATGAAGTTTAATTTTTTGTATAGTACGCCAATATCAAACTCATCAAGTGATCCAAATTGAAGCGGAGGCGGAGTGCCTTCTTTTTCCGCTTCACGAATCGCAGCGAGTGCATCCGCATCGAGACGTTTCTTGTTGCCCTCAAGCTCATCTACAATATCAAATAGAGACTTGAGGTTGTTAAGGGCCACTCTCGGGGTAAAGCTGTGAACCATTCTTTGGTAGAAATCAAAGAAGTCTTTGTCTTTTCCGCTTTCAGCAGCCTTGGCAATTTCATCGGGTGATGCTGCAAGCCTGCGCATTCCCTGCTCCCAGACAGCTACAAGGGCCGGGTCAGCGTTTTTCTTATTGATTCTTGCCGCTTGTGCCTCAAACAATGGCGCGACTTTTTCAACTAAAAGCCCAAACAAAGCTGTAACGCTGCGCTTTTTGAGCGATCTTATAACTGTTTGATAATAGCCAGGATGAACAGAGTTTCGATCGATCCGATTTAATGGGTTGGCCTCTATGTCTTGTGCGACCTGTAAAACCCTGTTGTACTCAGCAATGCTGATTATTTTTAAATTTGCGTTTGGATCAAGCAGGGACGATGGAATGGGGTCACCGGCTGGATTTGCAGCCAACTCTTGGACAAGCGTTTTAAAGCCAGCACGCTCACGAGCATTGAGAACAATAAACTCAGTAGTGTTTATAATTTCTTCAAGCACATCTTGAAATTTCGAATGAAGCGGAAGACCGGCCTCCATCCGAATGCGCTCAGAAAAAGCATTGATGTCAGCTTCAGTTACGTCCTGCAAGTTATTAAGTTCAGTGAAGCCTTTGTCCGATTTTTGATAATTGCGTTGATACATCCTGCTTTTAAGGTTGTCAGGAAGGCTCCCCAAAGCATCGGTCAGTCGTCGCTTGGCCGCCTCCAGAACAGCGCCTACACGGTGAACAGGAACAGCGTACTTGCCAGTACCAATTGTCGCAGTGCTTCTTTCGGCAATCATTTTTCTGTATGGCTGAACTTTAATTAAAGCCAACAGCTTTCGGCCAACATCCAGCGGATCATAATTAAAATCAGCATACACTCGACGAGGAATGCGGGTCTGCACACCAGTTTCAGGATCAGTTCGAACTTCTACTCTTGTGAGCGTCTTCTGACCAAGGAAAGACCTCAATGTATCGGGATCCATGGCTACTTGACGAGCAACGCGCTCCATTCCTACTTTTCTGGGCCTAGCCTGCTGAGCTTCTGCAAGTTCATCACCGGGGACGACAATGGTTTTACCTTTCTTGCGCCGAGCAGCATCAACAAGGCCTTCGACAAATCTACGATCCTTTGGAAGTTCGCCAAACTCGGCGTCCCAAAACTGACGAACTTGCTTCGGTAGAACGCCTCGCTGCTTGCGCAGCCTGCTCCAAAAGTTGTGAAGAGTAATCCACAACTCATCGAACAGTCGGGCAACATAGCCGTTTGGAAGATCTTTGACCCTTCGGTAATACTGCCAACTATCTCCAATTTGTTCAGCACCTGTAGCAGTCAATCGACGAACACCGTTGTCATCAACTTCGTGATCAAACATACCAATCAACTTTTGGCTGAACTTTTGACCCATCAATGAATTCATAAAGTCAGCATTGGCCGACCACAGGTCACCCATGTCTCCACGAGTAAACAAACTGATGACGCGCTTTCCGGTGTTCTCGTCATATTCGAACGAAGACCGCAAGATGCCATCTCTGGCAGTAAACCGATTGTCACCCTCTGGCGCATTTAAAAACAATCTGGTTTCTTGCTCGTCAATACCCCGATCGATACGAAGCTCAAGGCCGTCGATAACCTCCGTCGCACTATAAAACCGTGTGTTCGGAGAGTTGGCCGCCTTGAACGCTTGAGTTTCGATCTGGGCCAAAAACACAGAAGCATCATTGGGTGAAATCAGGCCCTCATTGACCATCTCATTAAGCTGAGAGTGAAGCCTGCCGTATTGCTCTGACGACCGAAAAACCATCACCTGGTTGTCGCCAAGCTTGCGAACAAGCTCTTCTGTAGCAGCCGTCAACTTGATTGTATCGCCAGAAGCCTCTCGAAAAGCAGCAAACACCACTTCAGGCTCAATTCCAGCAATCTCCATCATGTCGGTCAGCAATTGCTTTTGAGCCGTAGAGATACCCACGCCTGTTTTCTTGTCATAGTCCTGAAGTGGATTGGCACCCTTGTTCATCTGAGCAAGAAGAATTTCTTCGAACAGTCTATGTTGGGCAGCGACTGGATCAATAGATGAATCTTTCGACACATTGGTAAGAAGATTTTGTTTTGCTGCTCTGAGCTTGTAGCCCGGCGCTGCTGCCTTAAACCCTGTGTATGCGTACGGAACATTCCAAAGAGTTCGACCAGCGCGAGCAGCGCCACCCAGAATGCTTCTTTCCCAATTAAAGTTTTCAAGAGCGAAGCCGTACGCAGACAAGAAGTTGTACGCAAACGAATCTGGGTTGTGTCCAAGGGCTCGTGCAACTTCCTGCATTCCAAGATGAGGGCCACCCAATCCACTCTTTATTCGAGCATCAAGTTTTACCAAGTACGGCAAATTGTAGTCCCTGATGCCAAGCTGCATTTGCCGATCTAATCCAGCCGAGTTGGGAACGTACAGGTCATTCGGATATCCGAGATTTCGCGCCAAAGGCTCAAGAAACTCAGGAATAAGATCAATCTCAATTTCATTGAGCGCGGTTACAATACTTGCCGCCCAGTTCATAATTTCAGCGTTTTTTGACCGCTTGTACAGCGTTCCATGGCCCTCCATGTAGACGGGAACCTGTGTAAGATCAAAGGCCTCACGCTCAAAAATGCGAGTAATTCTAGCGCCGGTTTTTTCATCCAAGAAGGTGTTGGTGTCAGTAGCCCACTCTTTTACCTTTTCGAAGTCTGGCAAGCTTTTCTCAATTACAACATCGAACCCAGGCGAGTTTCGTAGAAAACCAAGCGGCAACGTATTTACAAGATTCTGTATTTCATCGTCAGATCGGCCATCATGCACGGCCAGAATTGCAGCGGCAACATTTGGCGGCATGTCTTTGCTGAACATCGAATGATTTGGAGGAATCGTTATGGCAAGCGTTTTAAACACTTGAACATTGGGCATTTCGCCCTGCAATGATGGATGCAGCCTATTGAACGACATGTTGTCGATCCAACCAGAAACTTGTGGCTTAATGTCTTCTTCCGTTGCAATACCTTCTGATACTTGATTGAAGAGATTCAACCCGAGCCAATCTTCATCGGTCGGCTTTGTTTTTCGAGAAAGTAAATCGTACTCAATCTCTTTCTCCATCATAAATTCTTTACGAACTTGGGACCGCATAGATTTGTATTCATCGCTGCGACCAATTTCGTCTATAATTTCGTGCAACCCTAAAATAAAATTGTCACCAATTTCTTCTACAGTTTTTCTTATAGTTCCCTCACCAAGCTCTGGCATTAATGGAAACGTTGGATTAATTGAAGGGCCAACTGGAATAAAGTCTTTTGCAATCTCTTTTTCGATGGCTTTTATGGATTCTGATCCTTTTTTTGAAATGTCGTCGAGCTTGGTAATTTTGTTTTCTTCAAGCCATTCATTAGATTTTGCAATACCAAGGCCTTCCGCAAGAGCAACTACATTCGTAACCATTAGGTCTCTTGCTTCGGGTGCTGATGTTGCCATAAATCCAGCTAAATCGTCACCAAACCCAATCAAAGTGTAGGTTCGCTTTACAAGGTCTTGAAGGCCATCAAACCCCGTGTAATCTTCTGGCATCGATGAAAATCCAGCAGCACCAATAACGCCAATGGTTCCAATGCCGGAGCCAACCATGCCACCAAGAAGGCCTCCAGCTACGGCCCCTGCGGGACCCAAGACGGCCAACCCACCAACCGCGCCCAAGCCAACGCCTGCGCCCGCAACATAAGTAGCAGCTTGCCTCAATGTTTCATTGTCGGGCATGTACTCCCGCTCTTCAACAGAAGGGGGTCGAACAATGTTTCCCTCAGAATCAACTAAACGCTGGTCTACAGCCTGCTTCAAAGTCATCATGGTTTCTGGGCTTGGATCAGCAAACAACATGTGCCTTACCTGCTGATCAAACCTCATGCCCTTCATGGCATTAGCTGACGCCTCTTCTTGCATTTTGTAAATCGGAATGGTTCCAAGTGCTCCCGTTCTAGGAACCATCTGACCAACTGATGGAGCAAAAACTAAGTTTGAGTCAAGCGGATCACCAAAAACGTATTGTTCTTCTCCATAGGTTTGACCAGGAACATACTTTCGGCCACCTAGCGCAGCGAGCGTTCTTTGCCTAAGCTCAGAATGATCCGCTTCTGGATGTTCTTCAGAAACAACCCCATAAACTGAATTATAAGCAGCATTAGCAGCAATATCTCGGTCTTCTTGAGCATACTCAACAGGCTTATCAAGGCTGAATACATCTTCGCGTGCATAGCCGGGAGGAACGCCCTCTTGATAAGCACCAGCAGGCAAGCCGCCGTAGTCAAACTCAAGTGGAGGCTCTACTGTATTATCGTCCTGTTCTGCCATTTAACCGCTGCTTCCTAAAAGGTAGATTTCAAAATAAGGTCTTCATCAAGCTCATACTGATTAAAAACTTCTGGAAGTTCAACCATTGGGTCTGCAGATTCAAATTTTCCATCAACTACACGACCAATTTCAAAGTGAAGATGGGGACCTTTCGAGTTTCCACTTTCACCCGCAATCATAATTAAATCACCAGCCAATACACGATTGCCGACTTTAATATTTTCAGGAATGTTTTCCCCATGGAAGTATCTTGTTTGAGTACCATCCTCATGAGAAACGTATACATATCGGCCAGCCCCGCCGACTGGCTCTGATTGTACAGCAGATATTGTGCCATCCATTACAGAATACACATTGGTGTTACCATCAATTTTTCTCGCCCTGAGGTCTATGCCTTCGTGCTCGCCGTCGCCTCTAGTACCGTACAGTGACGTAATGACTAATCTGCCTTCACTGTCGGGATCAGTCGGCCGAACTGCATACAATTTTTCAGGTGCTTTTTCAGCCATGGGCTCAGCTAAAATAGCCCTGTTTCGCCTATCCTGCTCATCAGAAATCATTTCAGGAGCAGGGGCAGCCGGGTTGCCGCCCTCTTCTGGAACGACGAGGCCGCCAGCAACTTGGGTTTTCGGCTCTTCTGTTTTGACGCCCGTTTCTTCTAGATATGAAGCGTACTCAGGGTCACTTCTACCCAAATCAGTTGAATAATAGATGTCTTCAAATGCTTTATCTCCAGTTTTTGGATTTAGATTAAGCTTTGAAGCCAGTTCTCTAGTTTGAAGTATAACCTTCGACATATTCTGGCCGCGCAAATTTGTACGAACAGCGTAGTCTTTCAATGCGGCTGTTGTTCTCTTCCAGAGATCCATTTCTGATGGCGTAAGGTCTATGAGGCCACGATAGCTTGGTTTCGCAGGAGCAGCCTTAGGGGCTGCCTTGGGTGCGGTTGGTGGTTTGGGTGCTGCCTTGGGTGCTGCCTTGGGTGCTGCCTTGGGTGCTGCAGCTACAGCAGGCGCAGCAGGCTCTTGGGCTGCAGCCACAGCAGCCTCATCGGCTTTCTTTTGGTCTGCTTGCCGTTTCAATGGTGAGTCATCCAATGATATTTTTTCATCCTTCAAGCCCAACATTTCAGCATTGATTGTGTATTCATTCATCAATGAGGAAACGTCTGGATCTCCACGGTAAAGAGCGTCGGCAACGGCCTCCTTCGCTTTTTTAAGATCGTCCAACTCTTTGAGGGTATAGGCCCGACCCCCACTAGGCATTTCCCCTCTTGCTGCCAGTTGCTCAGTGACCGATGGCTGCATGGGCCCTGTAGCAATAGTATCACCGGTAACCAGTGGAGTTTCACTTGGAATGAAGGCTGGCTTGCCTGATATTGCGCCCCCTGTAACAAATCGAATCAAATCCAACTCACCAGGGCTGCTCGCAGTAAATGACGTTGGATCAAATCGTTTGCTTGACGTTGCCACCGTTAAACCAGACGGTGAAGTATCCATTCGATCAGGCATAAAGTCATCATCGGGCTCATCTGAAACTTTGATTTCTTCGCCAGTGATGGACTCTTGGGCCTGCTCAATAATGCTGGAAAGCGACACAGGCGATTCGACAGGATCGGCATCAGGATCAAAAGACCCAAAACCAGCATCAATAAACTTTGAGCCAGCATCACCTAAGACTTGCCTCTGAACGTTTTCTGGACGAACCTCATGGCCTTCTGGAAGTGATCCAGGGTGATTCAGAAAGTTAATCAATTCAATTACTTCAATAGTATCTGGGTTCAAAAGATTTGATTGATCAATTGTCGTCACGTAGTGTGAGACTGATCGCTGATCTTCGGAAATAATCGTATCCAACTGGCCTTGATACTCGACCAGCAAATTTTTCAACGCCGCTCTTTTTTCATCTGGGCCACCGCCCTTCATGTTTACCCCTTGAGCGATATCCAACATTTTCTCTTGAAGATCAACTGGAAACATTCTCTTCACGTCTTCAGGGAGAAGCCCAAAATCGTTAAGAATGTCTGTGGGGTCGGTGTCGCTATTGGGGTTTGCTGCATTCTTAAATCGATTTACAACAGCGCCAATTACGTTCTCACCAGCATGATTAACACTGGTCGATTCTTTATACTCAACAGAAGACGGATCAAATTGTTCACCCGCCTTCAGGCCTGACGGTGAAATATCCATTCGATCAGGCATAAGGCCATCATCGGGCTCGTCTGGGCCCATGATTTCTTCGTCAGTAAGGCCTGCGCTTTCTTCTTGAGCAGTACCAAACAATTGTGGAAATTGCTGCTCGATAGGAATGTCGACATCGAGCGCATCTCGAAAGCCAGCAACCGCAAGTACAGGGTGGGTCAGCGATGCCAGTTGTTCTTTAGAGACGCGTCCACCACGGGCTGCCGATTCTAGAATCTGATCACGACGCGCCTTCAGCTTATCAATCTCAACTTGGTAATCAGTGCTGCTTTTTGATGGATCAAGCGTTGCCGCAACAACTGCTGGCGATTGAACGTATTTGCTGTAAGAAATAGGAACCTGAATGCTTTTGGCCTTCAAAGAGTCCATTACTGCCGCCTGAACCTCGGCAGGCTGTGAATCATCCACGGTTACGTTGTCGCCATCTATCTTTAGCCCAGGGCCGATGTACTTCTGTTTTTCTTCAACCGGAGCCGTAGCTGCTGGGGCTTGCATTGCTGCCGCTGGGGCTTGCCTTGATTCCCCTTTAACCGGCATTCCAAGGCTTCTCTTCAGCCAGTTGATTTCAATCGTGTAGTCTTCTCCTGCCGGTTTTTCCGGTATTGAAGGAATAAGTCGCCGAAGATACTCTTCATCCGCCATTACTTCAGCAATTTTACTGTCGGTCAAAATTGGAGCGTAGTCGTTGATCAATACATTCGGATTAATTGCTTCTTGAGTAAGCCCTACGTCAGACCTCATGTTTTTGAAGTGTTTAGCAACCTCAGCATCAATCTGATCCTTAATCTTTTTCTTGTTTTCCTCGGTCACATCCTTCGATTGATCAATCCTTTGTCTGGCGATGGCATACGCATGAATTAAAGCAAAATCAACCTTTTTTGGTTTACCCGTTTTTGGAAGCAATCCAGAAGTCGCAAGGTGCTCGTTCAGCTCACCTATGAACTTTTCAGGCATTGTTATTGCCTTATCAAAAGTACCTTTTGCTTCATCACCACCAACGGCGGCTTGGGCCTCTGAGACGTGATCGTTAGTTGTTTTTTGAAGCTTTAGCAGCGCAGCTTTACTCCGATCATTCCACTTCTTTACGTCTTTCCCATCTTTTTGTTGCAGCCTCGTGTAGGATCCAAGAAGTCGTTTGTCAGCATCTCTCTGGCTTCTTGAACCTTTCCCTGAATACGAAAGCTGATACTGTGTCAGTCGCGCAATCTGACGATCAAGTTGATCAGCGCGCCTCAGTGCGGAATCGAAATCACCCTGGACTTTTTTGTAGTAGGCCTGAGCCGATGGTCCAATCTGTTGGTTCAGTTTAGCTACGATTTCTTTTCCAGACATGATGCTCTCTCTATTTGCTTAAATACAAGACAAGCAGTTTATCGCTACTTGTAGCAGTGCCACCAGTGTTGTCGATTGTATCTGCTTTCTTAATAGAAAACTCGGTTGTTAAATCTGTAAGTATTCCAGATGTTCCATGTTGCTCTAAAACAGAAATCAATTCGTCGGTAATCTTTATGCCCGCAACTGTATGATTTCCGGCAGCGCCCCCATCAATAAGCGCAACCTTAATGGGGTTGGTAATTTTAGACCCAGTAATAGACCCGTTCTCAATCATGTCGGAGCCTACAAATCCAGAACCAAACAAACTTCTCATGCCGTTTTTTACTGAAAAAACAGACGAAGGCAGAACCCTCTTCAAAAACGAGGCCGTGAACGATCCAAGAGCAAAGACTCTCAACGACACGGCTTCAGTAAACAAATCATCGGGAACTTTAGATTCCGTCAAGTCTTCAGCAATTGGTTCCATGCTTGTGCCTGCAACGAACTGATTTGGATCAGGCTGCAACCGAGGAACGTACCGACCGTTTTTCCATGGCACTTACTTCGTCCTTCTATCTTTTGGAAGCCTGTAGCGCGACGAACCTCTTTTAGGGTTTCCAACGCCTTTTTCTAATGGGTTGTCATCCGAGACAACCACTCCATCGTCTGGAGTTTCAGAAAAATTAAAAATATTGCCGGTGCCTGGTTTGTACTCAAGAGAAAGCGGGTCAAAGCCAGTAAAAGACGGTTCAGGCTCAGGCAGAGCCGGTGCAGTTTCAGTCGTTCCGCCCGTCAAGTTGGCCAAATTCGTCCCAAAAGTTTCAGGCTCTCTAAGGCCGATGGCCGCCTGTGCTCGCCTGAATCTTTGCTCGCGAAGGATGTTGGTTTTTTTGGCAGCCTCTTGGCCTTCTGCTTTTAATTCTTTAATTCTTTTCGCAAGTGCGTCAGGGTCATTTGCGGTGCCCGTATCAATTCTTTTTTGCAAGATGCCAATTCTTTTGTTTGCCCGAGTGGCAATGTCTTCTTGACGACGCTGCTCAGTCTTCGGCCTAGATGCAGCAAGAAGAGTAAAAATAGGCTCAACAGCCCCGCTAAGAAAATCGTAAACGCCGGGTTTTTCTTGCTCTGCTGTTAGCTTGGCTCGTTCAGCTTCCTGTTTTGCGGGAAGAAGTGCGGCTGTTTTTTTAGCCTCACCTGTTTGTCTGGCGACCTCTCTGTCAATTCTAGATTTATCCAAAGTCTTTTCTTTGGTTCGTTCGTACTCGCCTAAAATTCTTGATGCCTGTGTTGGGTTCATCGCAGCAGCAGAAGCAATGTTTTGTCCCAGTTGATCAAGCTGGGCCCTGTCTTGGGCGTCGTCTATATCTACTTCAACAGGCTGATCCTGCATCGTTTTTATTTCGTCGATTTGCTTTTGAGCCAACGCAATTCGAGCACCTGCATCCGTAATACCTTGAAAGTTCGCAGTCATATTTGCGAACAACTCAGCACCAGCGCCCAAATAAGAACGACCGCGATAAATGTCTTCTTCTCTTTCTCGCTCAGACCTCAATGCATCCATCAACAATAAATTATCGGATATATCAGATATAGACATGTTTACCCCTACACAAAGGTCTTTCGACCGTAGGTAACGGCCAAGTAGTTGTCATATGGAGTGCCGCCACCCATCGCCATGTTGCCTGACAGGCCCAGGTCTTCTTCCGAAAGGCGAACCCCCGGAAGATCGGTTTGTTCTTTTGCTGCTCGCGCAGAACGCTCTCTTCTAACGGCAGCTTCTGTTCGTTCAGAACGACGAAGACGTGCCTGCGCATCTTTGCGTTCTCGGCGTTGTTTTCTTTCAAGTGCTTTGCGTTCTTTTTCAGCTTTTTCGGCCTCACTGGCACCAAACAACCCTACACCAAGACCAACAAGGCCGCCTACAACAGCGCCAGCGGGACCGAGCGCCATTCCCGAGGCTGCGCCTGAAAGGGCACCGCTTGCCGCGCCTGCAATGTATGTGCCTTCGTTAGCCATCGGTACCTCTCCTAAATCATATCACTTGTACAAGCAGTCAACGACAAAGTTTCTAGCATCAAAGTAAATGTGTCTTACGCCTTCATCATCTCGCCGTTTGAGTCGATAGTAAAACCTGTATGAGATTTTATTTTCACCTTTCGACAAACTAACTGGAATCGTAAATGAGTGGTTTATTCGCCTGCAATTATAGGCCTGCTCTCCGCGAGAAAAGATTCTGCGTTTTGTGTTGTCTACCAGTGATGGTCCAGACCCGGTATCTAAAAATAAAGATGTCTCACCGATTACTCGACCAGCCAGCATTGCCCTCGTATAGGCCGCTTCTTGCCTGGTTGTTGCCGACCTCAAATTGTCTAAGTTTGCGTATCCATCACTACCCCCAGAGTCATGTACGTAGAAGCTTCCCATGACCATTGCTGTGCAGGCCTCTCTGCAAAAAACCGTAGCAGCCATTCCATCAATGGGCTGCCATGCGCTCAGCTTGTTGTCTGCTCCAGAAAAGTCATCCTGCAACACTGATCCAATTTGCTCATGCCGATAGTATCGATCCAAGCGGTTGTTGCTTCGTCTTCTGAATATTGTGTCCGAAGATATCGCTTCTACTCTTGGATGCGGTGATCCGTAAAACTCAGGCTTTTCAATATGCTGAGTCTTAATAAAATCAGTGTCTTCAAAATCACCGCCCAACGTAACCGTGCGGGGACTGATTCCACCATTTACAAAACGTTGAAGTTCTCTAAATCGATTACGTATGTCGCTTGCATCGATTGTATCATTCGAGGCTACGTCAGCAAATATAGTTTCATCTATTGGCATACCACTCTACCTTTTTATTTGATGTGCATATAGATTAAAATCATACAAAGTGAACGAATCAAATTGTGGCTTAAGGCACCCTTTTACATTGCCTGGACTGCCTGCCCCAAGATCTCCACCGCCAGCATCGAAACCCCAGAATGAACCCCAAAGAGCAAACTGGACATTGTCATATGTTAAACCTGTACCGTTATTAAACAAGTACGCAGTAGTGTATGAAAAATCTGAATCAAGACTATTATGGTACCTATATGAAAGGCTGTAACGGCTT